CCCTAATCTATAAAGTGTTACCCAAGCGAGCTTTATGTTACGCCGAATACTTTTTAGAAAACCCCCGTCCCATATATAATCGAAGAACGGAAACATTGATATGAAAAAAAATTCTGGGCCAGTTTATCTAACCGTAGAGGTCGATCCTGTGACTCACGATTATATGATATTGCTCCCAGAGTATTTGGTGAACGATATGGGATGGTATGACGGGACGTGTCTCATAGCGAATGTCGATGGGAATGACATTGTTTTAGAGACTGGAGAGGACTGTCCCGTGGATGATTGACAGGCGCTATATAATACGTTAGAATAACTGAGTTCATCATTCACGACATGGCGAAAGGATTTACGATTAAGGCGAAACCGCCTGCGAAGAAAGCTTCTGTTCCAGAGTGGGACTACGATAAAGCTAGAGAAATGATCAAGGGTAAGACAGTTGTATTCTGTCTGCCTGGTCGAGGGGTATCATATACGTATCTGAAGAATTTTGTACAACTCTGTTTTGATCTAGTGCAGTATGGTGCTAGCATTCAGATCAGTCAGGACTATTCTTCCATGGTAAACTTTGCAAGGTGCAAGTGTCTTGGAGCGAATGTCCTACGAGGACCTGATCAGATTCCCTGGGATGGCAAGCTGAAGTATGACTATCAGTTGTGGATCGATAGTGACATCGTATTCAACACTGAGAAGTTCCTACAACTCGTTCTAATGGACGAAGACATCGCTTCGGGGTGGTACTGTACCGAAGACGGAAAGACCACCTCTGTGGCGCACTGGCTAGAGGAAGACGACTTTGCCAAGAATGGTGGAGTGATGAATCACGAAACTCTGGATACGATGAAGAATCGTAAGAAGCCTTTCACAGTCGATTATGCAGGTTTCGGATGGATCCTAATCAAGCATGGTGTGTTTGAGAATGAGCAAATGAAGTATCCTTGGTTTGCTCCGAAGATGCAAGTCTTTGAGAGTGGTGATGTACAGGACATGTGTGGAGAGGATGTCTCCTTCTGTCTGGATGCGATTGCCGCAGGATATAAGATCTGGTGTGATCCCCGCATCAGAGTCGGTCACGAAAAATCTCGCGTTATCTGAGGAGGTCGCAATGCCTAGAAAGAAAAAGAACTATTACTACAATGTCTACCGTGGCGCGGAGCTCGTCCACGAAGAGTTGACAGAAGAGGAGTTCATGGATAAAATGGAGTGGTACGCACATGAGTACTACATGACACAGGATCCTTCATTGAATCCTGCAAACTTCCGTCACGAAATGAAGCAACTACTAGAGGAGTGATTTAATTATGGCAGTTCGTTCTAAAGTCGGTCTAGTCAAAGATGGGTTTATGCCTGGTAAGCCCAAAAAAACTCGGCAAGGCAATGGTAAGAACACAAAATTCGCGGCGTCGTCCCGTAACTCGGCTCGTAAGCCTTATAAGGGTCAGGGTAAGTGAAAACCTGAATTTTCATACATACCTTTGTATGGTTTGAACGGGAAGCCCTTAGTTACTTAAGGGTTAAATAGGTGAAGATACATTAAGTCATTATGGCTGCTTTAATTTGTAATCTTCCCTCAGTTGAAGTTTGGGTTCGTAAAGAATATCTCACTGATCATCAAAGTGGTCATGGTGAATTTGTAAAAGGCGTTTGGGTATCGGCTAAGTCGATTCCTGGACGCGCTTTTTATTTTGAGACATACTTACCAGAGTATGCTGCAATGTACGATAAACTGCCCATCAGCGCGTTTCTCTCGGAACCAAAGACACCTGATCCTGATATGGATCTACCAAATCTACAGTTTTGGAACTGTATGGACTATGGTGTAGTTGCCGTTCAGAAGCAGTTTATCGGTTCAATGGACTATGAACTATATACACGCGACTTCGGCATCCAGAGAGGCACCTATGTTTGTACTCTAGACAATTATCACCAGGATCCAGACGTGATTGACTATGCCACAAGTGAAAATCCTGCGGAACATAAGTCATCAAACCTCATTGAATTGGAAAATGGGCAGTATGCACTGTATCCAAACAACAGAATGCGTATTTTTGACAACAGCTTGACTCCTGTTGATCCAAAAATGCCTGATTTTAAGGTTTCGACGCAATATTACAGTGTAGAAAATGGTTATGAGCGACTTGGGATGGGTCGTGAAGACGAATATTTTTGGAAAACAGCGAAAGAACGCGAAAATATTGAAAAAAGTGAAGACATGTACCACTCTCAAGAAGGTCGGTATGAAGATGTGCAGTGAAACCTCTCTAAATACATAAAGTACTAGGTCGATTAATGGCAACTCAGAGGGTTTCAAGAGCATTTAAGGACATTTCGTTCTCTTTTGAGGCTCATCCTGTCACAAAAGACCTACCTATTTTAAAAAATGAGAGGGCGATTCAGAAAGCCGTTCGTAATTTGGTCCAAACTAACTTCACTGAGAGGTTTTTTGACTCAGATCTGGGTTCACCAGTAGGTGATCTACTATTTTCCTTTGTTGATTTTGGTACTTCCACCCAAATTGCAGAAGAAATCAGACTGGTAATCAATCAATACGAACCTAGAGTTGATAATGTTAAAGTGAATGTGAGACCAGCGCCCGATAGAAATGAATTTGAATGCGTTGTTGCATATAATATTGTTGGTTTAGATATTCCAGCACAAGAATTCTCCTTCGTATTAGAGGCTACCCGATAAAATGCCATTCACAAAGTACGCAAACTTAGATTTTGCTCAAATCAGGACGCAAATCAAAGATTATTTGAGAGCAAATTCTGATTTTTCTGATTTTGACTTTGAAGGATCGAACTTTTCTGTCCTGATAGACACGCTTGCTTATAATACTTACATCAGCGCATTCAATGCGAACATGGTTGTCAATGAATCTTTCATTGAATCTGCTGCATTGAGAGAAAATGTTGTCTCATTAGCGAGAAACATTGGATATACACCTAGATCAAGAACTGCAGCTAAGTCAATAATATCATTTTCTGTTAAATTTTCTGGTTCAAGCCAAACTGTAACTCTAAAAGCAGGATTAGTTTGTACTGGTAGCACAAAAAATACTAGTTTTGTATTCTCTATACCCGAAGATATTACCACAACATCACCTTTAGACAATCCATTAGATAATCAGATTGGTGCTAGAACTGCAACTTTCTCAAATATTGAAGTTTATCAGGGTTCATACGCAATTAAGAAATTCAATGTTGATAAATCTCTAGACCAAAGATTTATTATTCCAAACCCATCAGTGGATACTGATACATTAAGGGTAAGAGTCAAAGGCCCCCAAGACATGACTTTGGGTGATGAATACGTAAAATCAGATACTTTATTTAAAATCGGTTCGACCTCTGAAGTTTTCTTCTTACAAGAAGTAAAAGATGAAAAGTATGAACTACTGTTTGGTGATGGTGTTATTGGTAAAGCATTAGAAACAGGAAGTCAAATTAATGCATCATTCATTATAACTGATGGACTGGAAGGTAATGGTGTCACAAACTTCAGTTTTGCTGGAGTTCTAAGAGGATCTGAAGAAAATAGAATTTCACCATCTAATGGTATAACAGTAACAACCAACCAGAAGGCGCAAGGAGGCGCTGAGATAGAGTCTTTACAGTCTATTAAATACTTTGCTCCTAGGTCATATTCATCACAGTACAGAGCGGTTACGGCTAGTGATTACGAAGCAATCGTAAAACAAATTTTTCCTGATACCGAGTCTGTTTCTGTGGTTGGTGGTGAAGAAATGACGCCACCAAGATTTGGTGAAGTTGAAATATCAATCAAACCTAAGAATGATTATTTTATATCTGACTTTAACAAAGGAATTATTCTAAGTAGATTGAAAGATTATGCAGTTGCTGGAATTAAGCAATCTATTGTTGATCTTGAAATTCTTTCAATAGAACTCGATACTTTTGTATATTACAATGGAAGTAGAGTTTCTAGTTTGGACACTCTAAAGAGTAATGTTATATCAACACTATCTGAATTTGCAGATTCTGAAGATCTTAATAATTTTGGTGGAAGATTTAAATATAGTAAATTATTAAATGTTATTGACGCCACTGATAGTGCAATTACTTCTAATATTACAAAAGTAAAAATTAGAAGAAATATGAGAACCATCCTGAACAATCCAGCTCAATATGAGTTGTGTTTTGGAAATCAGTTTCATGTAAATCCAGCAGGAGCAAATATCAAATCAACAGGATTTAATGTTGCAGGTATTCCTGAAATTCTGTACATGACAGATACACCAACTATGCTTCCTAATGGCACTTATGAGAGTGGTATTGTTTCATTTATTGCTATTGATGAAAATGGTGTAGCGTCTACAAAAGTTCAAAATGCTGGAGTTGTAGATTACAAAACAGGTGAGATTAATATTTTCACTATTAACATAGTTAGTACAGTGGTTGTTAATGGAATTGTAGAAGTTCAGGCATTCCCAGAAAGCAATGATGTTATTGGATTAGAAAACTTATTTGTTGAATTATCAATCGACAAAAGCACGATAAATATGGTGAAGGACACAATTACTTCTGGTGAACAAGTTTCGGGAATCGGATTCCCAGTGACTTCAAGTTACTCAAACGGCAAACTAACAAGGTAAAATGATAGAGACTGGAATTGATACGAGAGTAAAAGTTAATCAAATTATTGAAAGTCAATTACCGTCTTATGTTTCCGTAGAAACACCAAAGGCGGTTGACTTCTTAAAGCAGTATTACAAATCACAAGATTCTCAGGGTAGCCCTGGGGATTTGATTGATAATCTTGATCAATATCTAAAGTTTGATAATATTACATCAGATATCGTCTCTGGCGTTACTACTTTGACATCAGCTGTATCAAGTAGTGATACCGTTGTTAACGTTGAATCTACTAAGGGATATCCAAATAAAGATGGTGTATTTAAGATTAATAATGAGATAATCTATTACACTGGCATTACTACAAATTCATTTACTGGATGTATTCGTGGATTTAGTGGTATTAGTAATTATTCTAATGGCGAAGTAATATTCAAAGAAACAGAAGCAGAGGCTCATACTGTCGGTATGGGTGTGACCAATCTCAGCACCCTATTCTTACGTGAATTTTTTAGAAACCTAAAGGTATTATATGCACCAGGTTTTGAAGATGAGTCTTTTGACGAAGATCTCAATATCAACAACTTAGTTAAAAATTTAAAATCATTCTACCAATCAAAGGGAACTGGAGAATCAATTAACACTCTAATTTCTATTTTATTTGGTCAACAATCAAGTGTTAGAAAACAATCAGAATTTCTATTTGAACCATCTCAAGCATCATTCAGAAGAAGACTGGTACTAGTTGCAGAAAAGGTTGGTGGTGGAAATCCACTCAATCTTTCTGGACAGACATTGTTCCAAGATGATAATGAAAATTCTACAGAAATTAATGGCGCTTCAGCTCCAATTTCTGAGGTGGAAAACACTATTAGGGGTGGAAGATCATATTATACAATCTATCTCTATCAAAGATATCAGGATCCTTCCCCTGGATTTGAAGGAACATTTGCGATAACACCACAATCAAAATGTATTGGTGACGTTCTGATTGGTGATGATGTCATTACAGTTGATAGTACAATTGGGTTCCCCAAGTCTGGTGTTTTGGTCAGTGGTACAAATGTCATTACGTATACTGATAAAACAATCACTCAGTTCTTAGGTTGTTCTGGAATTACTCAAAATATTCCAGCTGCAACAAGTATTAGAACTAACGACATCGTATATGGTTATACTACAGATACAAATGAAAAAGTTGAATTAAGACTAACTGGTGTAATCTCTGAATTTGATCCCCAAGAGCAAATCTATAATGCTCAGATTGGAGAAATTTATAGAACAAAATCTATTGGCGCAAATATTGAAAATCCATCAAGTGAAAAAACTTACGAAGAAATCTCATTCAATTCTTGGAAGTATAATACGGCATCTAGTATAGAAGTCAACAGATTTAATGGATCTGTTTTTGTATTGGGAAGAGATTTGGATGATGCATATCTCCGTAATGGTGATAATGTTGAAATCGTTAACAGAGGTGATCGTGAAGTTGTTGTAGGATTGGCTACTGTTTCTATTACTGGAAATAGAGAAGTCGTTCTATCTGGTGATGGAATCACTAACTTGGTACAGGGAAGAGGTTATGATATTAGACGAATTGTAAAAAAAGCATCAAGTTCTGGTATTGAATTAGAATATGGAAATGATAAACTATTATCAAATATTCTAAACACTTACATTACAAAAGACAAGAGTGAGATTTACGTAGCATCGAATTCTCTTCCTGATTATAACATTGATTTGAATCAAGTTGAATCTTCAATAGCAGAGGCATCTTTATCATCTGGATCTATTGAAGATTTAGATACCGATAGTGGCAACTATAATATTGTTTCTTTTCCAACCAATGTTCCTTTCATAACTGGTGACGAAGTAGTTTATTCTGCTGGAACAGCAACTGATCCAATTGAAGGACTTGAGTTTGGCAGAAGTTATTTTATTGAGGTTCTAAGCCCAAATAACAAAGTAAAACTATATGTTGCAAGATCATTTATTGATAGTGGTAGAAATATAAAAGTAAATGTTCCTTTAAGTGGAGATACTGGTAGTCATGTATTTTCTCTAGAGGAGCAAGTTAACAAAAAAATTAATCCACAGAAAATTCTCAAAAAGTTTTCTTTAATAAGATCATTAGATACTGGTGCTGAGACTTCTACAGTTGCTGGTGCTTGTGGTATTCTTGAGAATGGTGTAGAAGTCACAAACTATAAGACTGACGATAAAGTATTTTTTGGTCCAGTTGAAAAAGTTGACGTTTTTAACTCTGGTAAAAATTATGATGTTGTAACTCCACCAAAATTGGTTATTTCTGGATCAGATAATGCTGGAAGAACTGCAGCTGCAAATGTTGCGGTAAGAGGAACTCTACAGGATATTCTAATTGATCCACAAGAGTTCAGCATTGATCAGGTCTTAAGTGTAACTGTTAGTGGTGGTAATGGTTCTGGAGCCAGAGTTGAACCTATTGTTCTAGATGTATTCAGAGAAGTTGGATTTAATGGAAAAAATGCCAGTGATGGTGGTGGAGTCTCTGTTTATTTTGATTCTATTAGAACAATTAATAATCACAATTTCGGAAATGGTGAAGAAGTTGTATATGATCCAAACGGCAACAAATCAATTGCTATCACTGGTTTTGGACAAACTAATTTCACAGGAAATTTCTTAGAAACTGGTGGTAAATATTTTACTGAAATTATTGATCCAACATCATTTAGATTATATGAAAGTATCGCAGATTTCAACAGTGGTATAAACACTGTTGGATTTAGTACTGGTAGTAATAGTGGTGGTTTTCATAAGTTTAGGACAGCAAACCAAACAAAACAAATAACAGGTGTTAATGTTTTAGCTAGTGGATCTGGTTATGAGAATAGAGCTGTCGCTATTCAAACTACAGGAATTACGACTTCAAACAATTCATTTAATTTCAAAAATCATGGATACTCTACAGGTGAATTAGTTACTTATTCTGCATCTGGTGATAAGATACCAGAACTATCAACTGAAGATCAATACTATATTTTAAAAATTGATGACAATAATTTTAGAATTGCAAATGCTGGTGTAGCAGGAACTAATCCCACCAATTTTAATAGAGGTCTTGCTGAAAGATTCACAGGTATTGGAACTGGTCTTCATACTTTTAATTATCCACCAGTAACTGTCGATGTTGCAGTATCAATTGCAAACACTGTTGGTGTGGTTACAGCTACACCTGTTGTTAAAGGTGAAATTATAGATACTTTATTGTATGATGGTGGTTCATCATATGGATCAAAGGTACTTAATTTCCATAAGAGACCAACTGTAGATATTAAAACTGGCACTGGTGTAGAATTGCAACCAGTAATTGTTGATAAGAAAATTATTGATATCTTAGTAACACAACCTGGAACTAATTATTTCTCTCCACCAGATGTTGTTATTACTAGTGAATCTGGATCTGGATGTAAAGCCAGAGCACTTGTGAATGATAATGGAAATGTTACTGACGTAATTATATTAAGAACTGGTAACAACTATGTTGCATCAAACACCTCAGCTGAGGGTGTTTCAAGAGGGTCTGGGGCACTTTTACGTCCATCTGTTAGAAATCTGACTATTAACAATAGAGTTAGATTTGCTGACTATAATGGAGAGGCTTTAGTTGATAAGGGTGAAAATGGACTCCAGTATTGTGTAGTTGGATATAATCCAAAGTTACAAGCAGACTTCCAAGATTTGGATTCAACAAAACATTCACCTCTAATTGGGTGGGCATATGATGGAAATCCAATTTATGGGTGTTATGGTTATACTGATCCAGATAGCACAACATCAATCATTAAACTGATTGAGTCTGGATATACTATTGATATTACACAAGTCGAAGACAGACCCTCTGGATTTGAATCTGGACTGTTCTTAGAAGATTACATATTCAATGATTCTGGTGATCTCGATAAGCATAATGGTAGATTTACAAAAACTCCAGAATTTCCAAATGGCACCTATGCTTATTTTGCAACACTAAAATTAGATTCATTTACTGGGGATCTTGTATCTAGTTTCCCATATTTCGTTGGAAATTCTTACAGATCCAATATTGTACCAGAAAATCTTGCTGGATCTTCAATATCACTAACTCAAGATTTTGATTTTATTGGAAATGAATTAATTAGAAATACTTTCCCATACAATGTAGCTGTAGCTGGTGCAGATTATGACTTCTTCACCCAACCATATAATTTTGATAATCAAGATATTACTGTACAATCAAGATCCACTGGTGGTGTAACTGATCTTGCTATTGTTAATAAAGGTAGAAATTATAAAGTTGGTGATAGTGTTGTATTTGATAATACTAGAACCACTGGTGGTGCAGTTGCAGCTCAGGTATTTGAGGTTACTGGAACAGATGTTCAAAGTATTACAAAAGAATTTTTAACATACGATAAGTTTGTATTTGAAACTTTAAATGATAATCAAGTAATTGCCTCTATTTCAACTTATCATGATCTTGAAGGTGGAAATATCGTTAAGATATCTGGTCTTTCTACTTATGTTGCTCAGTTAGCAGGTGATAAGTCGATTGGTGTTCCAATTGATGATTTTAGTTTAACTGAGAATGTTCCATTAGAATCTGTGGGTGGAATGGCCACAGATCTTCCAGTTTCGAGAGTTCCTGAGTTTTTAAGACCAAACACTGAAATTGAAATTAACGATGAAACTGTAACTGTTTTAAATGTTTTTAAACCATTAAATATTTTTGGAAGATTTAATAATATTATTAGAGTCAAGAGGGGAACAACTGGTTCTGGACATACTGTTGGTGCTGCACTAACAGTCAAGCCAAGTCAATTTATATTTTCTTTCGATGGAGCAACTTTAGATTCTAAACCAAATGATGTTGTATATTTTAATCCAACCGAAGCAGTTGGATTTGGAACTACTATTGGTATCGCAGTAGATAGATCATATGAGATTGGTGGCATAACAACAGATAGAAGTATTCCAACATATTCAATCTATCTTGAAAATCATCCATTCGTTGATAATCAACAAATTAAAATTATTAAACCAGGCGATCGCAATCCTATTGCAGTATCTACAGTTGGTGCTGGGGCAACGTTTAACTTGCCAATAAGTGGCCAAGAGCAATTAGTGTATGTTGTCAACAAAGGTCCCAACATCATTGGTATTAAAACAACACTAGATTCTACTGAGATTAACTTTATCAGTTGTGATTCGGATGATTATGAATATCAAGTTCAATCAAACTTTAAGCAAATAACTGGTAAAGTTGAAAGACTCACTGCAAGAGTTTCAACTGGATCTTCTCATGGATTGCAAAAAGATGATTCCGTTAAATTCGAGGTAAAACCAAATCTAACTGTTGGTATTGGAACATCAACGGCTGTAAGAATTAAGTTTGAAGAATTTATTCAAAACGTTGTAGTTGATCAAATTGGTTTTAGTTCATCTTCTGTTGGTCTTTCAAGTTCAAGATTTAATATTGAAAGTCATGGTTTAGTCACTGGAGATCTAGTATTCTATAATGCAGATGAAACAACGGGCATTGATACTGGAAAATATTTTGTCTTCTCTGGTGATCCAGATTCATTCTCTCTTGCAGAAACTCTAACTGACTTGTCTGGAGAAACTCTGACATTAGTTGGATTCACTACTGTTGGTGGTTCATCACATACAATCTCTAAAGTTAACCCAGAAATAGAAGTAACAAGAAATAATAGTCTTAAATTTGACCTATCAGATCCAACATTGTCTGGATATAATTTTAAAATTTTCTATGATAAAGAATATAGAAATGAAATTGTAGGAACAGGCCAGTCTACCGCATTTGAAATCATAGGAATAGGAACTGTCGGACTAGGAACTGCTAGTGCCACAATTCAATTTAATGAATATCTACCAGAGCAACTTTTCTACAACTTAGAAAAAATATCAGACAATACTTTGGTTGAATCAGATGATGCAACACAAAATTTCTCAAGAATTCTGTATGTTGATAGTGAATATTCTAAACAAACAACAGTTGTTGGATTAGGAACTACAGTTACAACATTCTTAATTAATCTCCCAGATAAACCAGAAAAAGACTCATATGTCAAATCTGAGGTTCAAAAGATTGAATATACGACAAGATCAACTAGTGCTTTTGGTGGAATCTCCAAAT